TGGCATCGCGACGGGAGACATTCAGCGGTCGTTCCAGTTGATGCAGTCGGGCCCGGACGGGTTCATGTCGGGGCTCACTCAGATGGTGAGTGCTGCGCGCGCTACGGGGCGCCCGATGGGTGCGGCGATGAATCAGCTTCTCCAGCGCCTCACGGGTGCGATGGATGAGCAAGGCGCCAACCGCATTATGACCTTCGTGCAGCAGTCGATGGCACAAGGCACCGAAGGTGTCGACCGTGCGATGGCGCAGATGGGTGAGCGCCAAAACCTTCGTGCAATGGCGGCGGCCCATGCAACTGGACGCACCATGCAGGAAGAGTTCGAGCGGATGAACGAGCAGTTCACCATGAGCTTCCGCTCTTTGAGCCGCGGCGCGGTGGGTCCGTTCATGCGTGACACCCAAGCGGCGTTTACACAGTTCAACACGTCTCTGCGTGCAGTCGTTCAAGACGGCGGACCTCTCGGGCAGTTGGTAGAGCGGCTGTCGTTGGTGCACCAAATGGGTGCGGTGGCGTTGCTACCGCCGGATGCACGGCCGTTCGCTGCGGTGTTCGGATCCGTGGCGAATTCGCTGGCGCCTGCGGTGTCGGCGCTCGGGTCGATGGGTTTCCGGTTGGGGATGTTGCTCAACCCCATGTCGCTCATCGCGGTGGCCGTCGGATTTGTGGCAGTGCAGTTCGGTGCGCTGTTCTTGAAGACGAAGAATGCCGGGAAGGCATTCGTGTTGTTGCAGGAGCGGATCACCACGTTTACGTCGAGCGCGGTAGCGTTCATCGAGCGCTTGGTGCCGATGATCGTGCGCGCTATTCCAGGCATCCTGGGCGCTATTGGACGCATCGTGCAGATTGCTGTGCCTGCGGCGTTGCGCATCGGCGCAGCCTTGCTCCAAGGTCTTGTACAGATCGGTGTCACGCTGATCCGATGGGCTGCACGGTTCGATTGGACGGGCTTCGTTGCGCTGCTGTGGCGTGGGTTGCTGCCTACGTTGCGCGCGGTGTTCAATGTGGGTGCTGTTGTATTCCAGGTCGTGCAGCGCAGTCTGCGTTCGGTGGACTTGACGCGTATCGACTACGCAGGGTTGCTGAACCCGCTGCTTGATGGGCTGCGTGACGGTTTGTTGATCGCGGTTCGTGCGCTTCCGAACCTCGCAGGGATGGTGATCGACACCATTCTGCGTGGGATTGAGCAGATCGCAGCGTCGGGCATGGTCTCAAGCCTGATGACTGTGTTGGAAGGGTTGCTGAGCCGCGCGATTGACGTTGTGGTCAATGGCGTGTTGCCTGCGCTGTCTCAGATGCTGCTGCGTATGTCGACGCAGCTACCGAGGCTGCTGCGAAGCCTGATCGACATCGCGATGGGCATCTTGATGGAATTGCCTGGGCGTCTCACTCGGTTGGTGACGCAGTTGGGGACGTCCCTGAGTCAGTCGATGCCGGGCATCGTTCAGAACTTGCTGAACGGGGTGTGGAACCTGTTGGCGGCGTTGCCAGGGTTGGCGTGGCGCGTGTTGGCCCAGTTGCCTGCATTGGTGTCGCGCATTGGTCCTATGATCCAGGCGATCATCGTGGGGGTGCGCAATGTCATCCTCGGGGTGTTCGAGGGCGTACGTCGGTGGTTGGTGGAGCGCTTCCCGCAAGCGGCAGGAACCATCAACACCGTGTTCAGCGGCATTCGCACCGTCGTAGTGGGTGTGTTCACGGCGATTCAAACGGCTGCGAGTGTTGTGTGGGGTGCAATCTCGGCGGCTGTATCGGCGATCGTGCCGGTAGTGCGCTGGGTTGCGATGGCGTTGTGGGAAGGCATTAGCGTCACGTTTCGTGCGATCTACGCAGTGGTTGCGGCGGTCGTTCAGTTCTTTGTGGATGGTTGGCGTGCGGTCTCGCACGGCGCGTCTGTCGCATGGAATTGGATTCGGGAGAACTTCGTCACTCCCATCGGCAATGCGCTTAGCGCGATCGGTGGTTGGTTCCAGGAGCACTTCGGCGGCGCCTTCACGTGGTTGCGTACGGCGTTGGACGAGGTAGTGGGCTGGTTCCAACGCCAAATCGATCGAGTGGGCGGTGCGATCCAGGCTATCCGCAACTTCTTTGGCGGCAGCTCTACGGCGCCTACACCGGCCCAAAACCAAGCAGCCGCCGCAGCGAACGCGGCGGTGAACAGCGTGGCGGCTAATGCACAACAAGCGTCGCACGCGGTATCTCAGACTGCACAGCGCGCGACACAGGCTGTGCAGACCCAAGCATCGACGGCGGCGCAGTCAGTGTCGTCGGCGTTTAGCGGGTTGAACTTGCGGATGCCGTCGGTGAGTGGCGCGATGCCGGGATTGGGAGCTGCTGTGCCCGCGGCGTTCGATCAGATCCCCACGCGCGCTAATCGCGCGCTCACGCAAGCGGCTACGCACGCACAGACGTCGTTTACGCAGATTGACACAACTGCACAGTCCACAGCGAACACTACGGCGACCGCATTCGAGCAGGCACGTGATCGCATCGTTGGCGCGTTCACTTCGATTCGAGGAGCGTCGACCGGAGAACAAGGTGTGTTCGCGGCTATGCGTGTCGAAGCTACAGCACTCTTTACGGGTGTGTCGGCGGACGCCACCACAGCTATGACCGCAGTGGTCACAGCCTTCCGTGGCAACATCCAAACACTGGCGACTGAGATCAGCAACGTCTTCAGTACGACGATCGCGCGGGCGGTAGCAGATGCGTTCCTTGTGGCTTTCAACGAGGTGTTGCTGTTCGTTCAGAATTCGTACATCCGCCGCATGTCGGACTTGTTCACCCGCTTGATCCAGAATGTGAATGAGCAGTTCCACCGGTTCTTGACTGGGTTGTTGAACGCTACTGATGCGGTGATGCGCTATCTGTCCGATCAAATTGCAGGTATGTCGGCGTTGGTGGCGCGCGCTACACAGGCGGCGATGACGATTCAGGCGCGCATGCAGCAGGCTACGCAGGCATCGGCGGGTCCGGTAATCGACTCCCGAACCCGCGATTTGGGCACGCGCACAGCCTCGAACGATGACCTGTACAACGCGATCATGCACCCGCATTGGTATGACCAAGACTACCGCGGGTTGTTCATCGAGAAGATGGATCACCTGATTGATGCCGTTCGAACATCGACCCGTGGTCCCGCGGGATCGGCTGGCGGCACACGTGCGGATCGGTCAAGAGTTGATCGTACGTTGGACAGTACGTTGGGAACGCGCACAGGGTCTCCTGCGGAGCCGCTCACAGACGCGAGTGGTACCCCATCGGTTATGTCGCGGCGCGGAGGTGGACGGTGAGTGTTCAAATTGGTGCAGATAGCCGGTTGTTGTTCGGAGACCTGTTGCAGGTGGACAACATCGAGTTCTTCGACATCCTGAACCTACCGGAGCTACAGGAGCAGACGGACGACACGTCGTACGATTGGAAGTCAACGGATCGTATCGACCTTGTAGCGCATAGGTTTTACGGCTCTCCGTCGTTGTGGTGGGTCATCGCGTTGGCCAACAACATCGAGATCGTCCCGACTGGGTTTAGCGAGGGCATGCGGCTGCGGATTCCATCGCCGCGCTATGTGAACAACGTACTGTTGCCGGACGCTAAGCGCATCGCGAGGGATCGTCGATGACCCGACCTAGCTATGATTTCTACTCCCCGTTTGTGTCGGCGACGATTGTCACGAGCGCGGGGCAGCGCGTGCCGTTGTGGATGGTGCAAGGCCAGCAAGCCGCTACTCCTACGATGCTGGCTCAGCGGGATCGCCCCTATCTTCAAGAAGTAAGCGTGAAGCTGAACCTGGGGGGTATGCCCGTCATCACGGCGCGGCTGACGCCTACGTACGAACAAGGCATGGAGTATCTCAACAAGACCTGGTCCGAGTGGAGCGCGTCGCTGCTGGAAGTGGTGCTGGGCTACTCTACAGGTGGGACGCGCGGTGGCGCGGTGTTGGGCCCTGCGTTCACAGGGCTGTTGCTCAAGCCGGACATTCAGATCGGCTCGGACATTTCGGTCACGTTGAATGCGCAAGGTGCGGGTCAGTTCAACTTGACTACGACGGGCAGCACCGAGACGTACAACGGCACGCGGGAGCAAATTATTACGAGGTTGTTGCGTGGACCTGATGCCGCCAACCCGTCGCGTATGCGCTTGGACCTGACTGAAGTGTACCGAAGCCAAGATGATACGGTCATTGCGGCATTTACGCGGGATCAGCTTAGCTTGCCGGTGGGAGGCCGTACCGCGTGGCAACATGTGTCGACGCTGATCTGGGAGTGTCTATGTTGGATGTACGTCGATGGTGATGTGGTTCGCGTGTATCCGCGTAGCTTCGCCTTCACGCAAGATCCGAAGTACTACCTCTCGGTGTTCCGCTTTGGAACTGCGGGCGAAATCGGACCTGTAGCGGGGGTGTTCCCTATCTTGTCGGTGAGCAGCCCGACGATGGGTGCCTACTTGCCGGGTGCGTTGGCGGGACTTGCGATTCCTAGTACCGACCCTCGCACGCGCGCGGAAACAGGACAGCAGTTCAACGAACGCAACTCTGCTCCCGCGCGTACGGGCGATGGTGTTGCACGCCCGGATGCTGGTAATCGGGCGGTACGGCCCGGTGCGAACAATGGGCAAGGTGCGGTCGCCAACGGTGTGCAGGTGTTGTCGGTGGAGACTGCGGAGACAACGGTGAACTCGCAAGTGCAAGCAGCACGTGCGGAGTGGCAAGCCTCTCAATCAAATGTGGGCATTCGCTTGGAGTTGGAGACCTTGGGCATCCCGGACTTGGTGCCCGGAGACGTGGTCACGGTGCAGGGGTTGGGCATTCGCGTGGATGGGAACTATGCGACGATGGAAGTCACGCACACCGCGTCTACGAGCGGTCTGACAACCCGCATGACTGCGGTGAAAAACGTGGAGTCTATTCTGCAACAAGGGCAGCGTGTGCTGGGACAGGTGAATCGCAGTCGGGCGACGCCTGCGACCGGAGCTGCAACGCGCGGCAGTCCCGACGCGCGCGCATGGGGTCGCGAGACCGTCAGCATGTTCGCTAACGCCAACCAGCAAAGTACGTCTCCAGTCAATATCGACGCTGCACTCCAAGCCGCTCTACGAGGGTTGTGACATGGACTTCAATCTGTTTCTCGAAAAGGTCATGCTGCATGGGTTGGAGTTCTTCGGGATCTACTACGGGTTGTATCGTGGCCGGGTGGCGGATAACGCTGACCCGGAAGATCGGGGACGCGTAAAGTTGACGGCGCCGGGAGCGGCATTGGCGCAACCGCCCAACATTTGGGTACCGGCGGCGAGCTTTCTAGGGGCTGGTTTGAACCGTGGGTGGTTTTGGCCACCCGAAGTTGGCGATGCGGTGTGGGTAGTGTTCTCTCAGGGGAAGACGCGGTATCCGCTCTGTTACTTGCCTGGGTTTTATGGGGAAGTCTCCAACCAAGCTGAGGTGCCTACGCAGATGCGACCGGGCGCGGACCATGTGCCTCGTAAGCGTGGCGTGGTTACGCGGCGGGGGCATCGGTTCATCTTCGATGAGACTCCCGACGGCGACGCAATCGAATTGGTGTGGCACAAGCCAGCCAGTGATACAGACCGCACGGCGACTCCAGCACGCGATGGTGGAGCTACAGCTTCGTTGCAGTTCAACCCGCAGGGAGGGATCACGCTGACCGATGCGAACAACAACAAAGTGACACTCGATGCTGCGAACAAGAAGGTGGAGATCGCAGATCAACATGGCAACACGTTGACCATGTCGGATGCGGGCGTGGTAGTGGATTGCGGCAACCGCAACTTCGAAGTCAAAGCCGCCGACATCAAGTTGACGTCTGCCACTGTAGCTTTGGGCGCCGGTGCATCGCATCCTGTGGCGCAAGGCGATTCCTGGGTACAGTGGGCGTTGACGCACACGCACAAGACAGGAGTTGGGGAGTCGACACCCCCTACACAAGCCCCGACGCCTGCGCTCAATTCGGATACAGTGAAGGTGAAGACCTGATGCCGCTGGACCCAACGACGTTGTCTTCGCAGTTCTTGCGGCAGTTCCGCAGTGCGCGGATTTCTGGACGGCAGGACGTAGCGAGGTCGTTGGCTCAGACGTACTTGCAGTACGCACTAACCGCGTCGTCGGTGTACGGCCCATTTGTGCCTACGGGCACCGAGCAGCCCCGGTTGGAGGCAATCCTAGCTGCGGCATTGGTGCCGTCGGTGGGGGCCGCTACAGCGGTGGCTGTTGCGTGGGGTACAGGCATCCAAGCGTTTTGGGTGGGAGCTGTGTTTGGGGTAGGTGTAGGCAGTGCGGTACCTGGGGCTCCTGTGATGGTAGGCGGTCTGACCTCGTTGCTGGCCAACCCATTGAATACGGCGGAGACTGCGGCAGCGGCTATGGCTAGCCTGATCGACGCAGGTACGCGTACTCTACTGATCGCAGGCCCTGGTGGACCTGTACCGGTGATTTGAGATGGCAACCACCTACTACAGCGGCATTTCGTTCCCGTTTCGGCGCAGTTCAACATCGTTGCCCGCGCGCGCTACGGACACGGACTTGATTCGGCAGTCGTTGGTACAGCTTGTGAGCACGTCGAAGGGAGAGCGCGTGATGCGCCCGGACTTCGGCTCCAACGTCATCAATTACCTGTTCGACAACAACGATGACCTGTTGGCGGAGCTGATTCGATCGGACCTGTTCGGTGTGGTTGGTCGCTACGAACCTCGGGTAATCCTGACCGACGTGCTAGTTGTGCGCAGTGATGAGTCGGTAGACGTGACGCTGTTGTATGTGGTGACGTTTACCGGTGCTACTGACTCAGTCGGAGTATCGTTCTCAGGGTAACCACGCCGAACTTGCGGCGCGAGTTATCGGTGAAGGAGGCGTGTGGCCGTGGCTGATCTGCTTGAGTCTGTAAACCGCGTAAAGTACGCAGGGCTGGACTTCAACACTCATGTAGACGAGATTTTGTCGCGGGTGCAGACGAAGTTCGTGCAGGACTTCAACGACTTCGCGGCGTCGTCTCTGGGCGTCATGCTAGTCGACTTGGTGGCTTTCGGGTTGGATACCCTGAGCTTCTATCTGGATCGCCGCGCTACTGACACCTTCCTCGAAACGGCGCGTACGCGTCGGAGTGTGGCCCGCCTGACGCGGCAGCTTGGGTACAAGATGCGTTCGGCGATTGCGTCGAGCGTGACTGTGCAGATGTCGATCCTCGACAGTTTTGCGGTGCCGGTGACGATTGCGCAGGGCTTTCAGTTCCGCGGACCGAACGACTTGATTTTCGAGGCCGCGCAGCAAGTCGTGTACAACATCGGCGAAGTCAATGTCGTCAAGGATATCCCTTGCTACCAGGGAGAGACATTTACAGAAACCTTCGTGTCGGACGGCACCCCGAATCAAGTCTTCGAACTGCGGCGAGTCCAAGAAGATCGGTACGTGGTAGGCGGTTCGGTGCGTGTGACGGTTAACGGCACGCCGTGGACTGAACAAGAATTCATCTCGTTCGAACAGACCGATCACTTTGAGGTTGGCTACAACGACGATCCAACGGCTGTGCGGTTTGGGGATGGAGTTGCGGGTAATATCCCAACCGCGGCGGCGTCGATCGTGGTCACTTACGTCGTATCGTCTGGACGCGATGGGCAGGTAGCGCGTTCCAGCATTCAAGACACTGCGGTGCCGCTGGTCGTGATGTTTCAGACATTGCGTACGAGCGTGAATAACGCGGATGGGTCGAGCGGTGGAGATAACCCGGAAACGCTGGATGAAGCGAAACGCAATGCGCCGCGGGTGTTTAAGACGCGGCAGGTTGCAGTAACTCGCGAAGATTACGAGTCGTTGGGCAACGCCTACGCGGACCCGCTGGCGGGACGTGTGGCTGTAGCGCAGGCCATTGCTGCGCGCTCCGCGGACGACGACTTGTATCTGCGAGACCGCATCACAGACATCCGACTGGAGTTCGAGACGCTGCCTGCGTTGGTAGCAGCGCAGATCGGAACCCCAGCAGATACGATTCCTGCGGCATCGGAGCCGCTTCCGGCATCTCTGACGTTGTGGCAGCGGTTGTTGTACGTAGTTCGGTTTCTAGCGGATATCCAAGCCAACTCTACGGCGACTGCGACTACTTTGACCACGGTGGACACAGCGCTGACGTCCGCGCTAGGCAATGGGCGGGTGGTGCGGAATAACGGTCAGGAAATTCAGACCAACGGCGTAGATGCGTTTACGCGCGCGTCTTCTATTCAAGGTACGATCACGGCGATTCCGACAGCATTGTCGGATCAGCTTACGGCCGCGACTAAGGCTGCTTTGCTGGATGACGCTAATCGGTTGGTGGCGCTGGTCACGTCCATCCAGTCAAACGCGCTCAACGTGGTCACCGAGCAAGGCAACGAGACCACACAAATCAACGCAGCGCGGGCATCTCTGGCTACCGCGGGGTTTACTCCTGTAGCGGCGACGTCGTATCTCGGGTTGTTGGATGCGGCGCGAGTGCAGGCACAATCCGTAGTAGGCACGTCTGCGCCTACTGCTGCATTTGCTCAAGTCAAGGCAGTGTATGACCTGATTTGCGACCCGACTGCTGCGAGTAACCGGCTGACGAGTGTGCGCACGAGCTTGCAGCTCATCTACGATCACGTCGACCGGTTCCTGGCAGCGGACTGCAAGGCTAATCTCGTGACGGTACCGATCTTGGCGAGGGACAAGGGTGGATTTTATGTCGCCCCGACGGTTTCGTTGATTCAGTCACTTCAGACGTACTTGGATGCGCGCAAGGAAGTCACACAGACGGTGCAGGTGACGTCTGGATCGAACTTCTTGATTCTGCCGCAGATTATTGTTCGTGTGTCGGTGAAGCCGGGGTACTCGCTGGAAGTTACGCAAGCCGCCGTAGTGGTGGTGCTTGATAACTTGCTGCGTGGGCGGCGGTTCGGGCAGTCGTTGTATGTGTCTGACGTATCGGACGCTATCCTCACGCTCGCGGGAGTCGCGTTCGTGAACCCGGTTATCACGGGACGCCGTGTACCTCCGGGAAGCACGGTATCTACGGACAAGTTGGATCCCGAAGGCAACATGGTGATCAGTGCGTCGGAGATCATCACGAAAGATACAGATCCGCCTGCGGGATACACGCCTATCACGGTCAATGTGGAGGCATACACCGGCACTCTGTGACTCTAGGCTGTGGCGCGGCATCGCAGTGTACGGCTATGGTGCGCTCGTACTGCACGTGGCAGACTAGCCGAGTCATGCTACCGCGCGTTCGCCAGACTCAAGTCCACAACAGTGATGCGGTTACGGACACGCTTCCGGCAGGCCCGGGCTTGGAGACGGTGCAAACGCTCGATGCCGACTTGAATGCACTGCGCTCACAAGTGCGTCGCATTTTGCACGGGGATGCGGGTGGTAATTGGTATGACGACGTACCCCGGGTCGACGGGGTCGGTGTGGGGCTAACGAACCTCAACGCTGCGGTAGTCCGCCCGTATGTGCACACGCAGGCCACGGCTAGCGCCATGTGGACGATCAACCATAACCTGGGCTTTAAGCCGGGGGTACAGGTGTTCTCCGTAGGCGGTCTAGTGCTGGAAGGGGACGTGGTTCACACAAGCGACAACCAGTGCCTTGTGTACTTTGTGGTGGCCGTGGCAGGATCCGCGCGTTGTTCCTAGCTGTGAGGTGGTGCGATGGCTAAGCTGTTTCTGGTTGACATCGATATGGGTGGCGTAGCTCGGGTACTCAATCTACCCGCACCCAGCGCCTCGACGGACGCGGCGACGAAGGGCTACGTCGACTCTCTGGTCGAAGGGCTCCAGTGGAAGGCTAATGTGCGGGTGGCGTCCACGGCCAACGTCAACACGGCTTCACCCGGTGCGAGCATTGACGGCGTGTCGCTGGCGGTTAGCGACCGTGTACTGCTCAAGAATCAGACTACGCCCGCTGAAAATGGCATTTATGTCTGGAACGGAGCGGCTGTAGCACTGACTCGTGCGGCGGATGCGAGCACTGGAGCGGAGCTCGTCAACGCCATCACTACGGTGTCGGAGGGTACGTCTAACGCGGACACTGCGTGGCGTCAGGATGCCATCAACATCACGCTCGGCACGACTGCAATTACCTGGG